TTGTCACCTTCAGTATTTTCATCTGGTGGATTTTTGTCACCCGGTTCTGTTTCAGTAGGTTTTACGTTTCCTACAAATTCAAAACAATCTTTTCCGAAATCATTGATCACATCTTCTGGAATGTCAATTGTTTCGCCTTTATCAACAAGGCCATGCATTGTTAGATACATTTTTTGCTTAGTTGTTACTAACATAATTACACCACCTTATTGAGCAATATTCGTATCAAATGTAAGGAATGCGGTAATAGTACCAGCAGTCATGTTATTAGCGTTGATTCTAATAAACTTTTTAGCACCAGCTGGAATACGCATTACACGTTCTTCACCAGCTTTTGCATTTTGTGGGAACGTAATACCGGTTAACAACTTGGCATCCGCCATGTTTTCCTTATCAGAAGTATAGACATTGAATAAACCTGTACCGGTTACATCCGCATCAACACGAATAACCATCCAAGGCGCGACAACTGCGTCGCCCCCTTCACCATTCATTACAACATCAGAGTTTGTATTTGCTGTGATAGCTTTTTTCCAAAAGAATACATTTTCTTTATCAATCATCATAGTTTGGTTACCCCCTATTATTTAACTTGTTGTTCGCCAATGATCAATGCATCAGTTCGACGTACTGGAATGCCGTTAAAATCAACGACGATTTTGCCCGGTTCTTGACCTGCTGCAGTTTGATATTGATGACCTTTGTTAAGTTGTTTACGTAAGAAACCACGAACAGTTTTGTTCATGTACCATACAGGACGACCCATGCCAAGGTTAGGGATTTTTTCTTCCGCATCAATCATCAAGTTGATAAGGTCAGCACCGGCAGATGCATCTTTTGTAAGTTTAGATACATCAATGTTCGCAATACGAACTGCATAGCGCCAGTCACGTACTGTTAACCCCAAGTCCCAAGAATAGTGAGTTTGATATGCTTTGTATTTTCTACCATCGCTATCAAGTGCATCAACTACACCATCTGGGTCAATATTAAAGCCAGCCTTGCCACCTTTAGGGAAGAAACCATACATAGTGTTAGGGCCCCATACGCAAAGCCAAATGGATGTTAATTGATTTCCAGTACCACCTGCATCAATAAGGTTTTCTGCAGAACGAGCAGTTTTATCATTGTATCTTGGAGATAAACCAATAAACTTTTCAGGCTCCGCTTTAGAACCGTAGAATAAAGTAGATGCCATTTCTTGGTTCATAGATTCCAAGAATGCACGATCTTCTTGTAAACGGAATTCAGCAGCATTGTTAGAAATATCTACCAATTTACGGTCAACAACTGCATATGCTTCAAGCATACCGCAGGCATCCGTAATTTGAGCTGTTTTGGATTTATCTTGGTTAACACCACTGTTAAATAAACGCCAAGTTGCTTTTGGTAAACCAGTACGAATGGTAGTCATATTACCAGTTTGAAGATTCCCTTCAAGCATTGTCATGTCCGTTAGAATTTCATTGGTTTGATTCATCATTTCAACAATTTTGTCGAGATGACCATCACCTTTTACACGTTGCGCTACATCAAGTAGAGTAGGATTTAATGTTCCAATTGCCATTTAATTTCTCCTTATTTCTTCATGTCACTATAAATAGATTCAGCCAATTGTTGTTCAGTTGTAATTTCATGGCTGCCTTTAGAATTACCAACGCCCGGGTCTTCCTGAACCATTTCACCGACTGCCGCAAATACCTTAATCATGTTGATGTTGTTATCGATATGACTATCAACAAGTAATTGACGTAATTCAGGTACCGCTTTAGTTAGTGCTTCAATGCCTTTACCTGCAAGGGCTACAGTTTCATCGAATTTACCGCCTAATTCCTGTTTAGCTTGGTCGTAATCCGCTTGTTGTTTTTCAACAATTGCTTGTTCTTGCTGCTCTTGATAAGCGGTCAAGATATTCTGTGCGTATTGACTACCAAATTTAGCTAATTCAACCGCCTGTTCTTGTGTTGCACCTACTTGATTTAGTAACTTGCTAAAGTCAGCAGATACGGTTTCATCAAGTTCAGTTCCTTCCGGGAATGCACCCTTAAAGTCATAAACCTTTGGTTCATCAGCAGGTGGCGTATTATCACCGCCTAATGCAGATGGATTATTACCTTCACCACTTGGATTAGCAGGTGGTTCAGCAGGTGGCGTAGGATTGTTTAGGTCCGGATTCGCGCCCGGTTCATTGCCAGTCATGCTATTGTTAGCTCCCATATTTTCTTCAGCCATTTTGTTTCTCCTTTTCGACTAAATTATTAAAATATTCTTGCTGCCCGATATATTCAAGCTGCGCTTGGTGGTACTGTTTAACTCCCTCGGTGCCCAACTTAACTAGATCACCATGGAATAACAGCCCTACCTTGCGCTTTCCTTCGTTGAAATATGTCTCACTGTTGCCAGTGAATGATTGCTTTAATATGCCTGAGCGGTCCATGAGCCTACAAAAAAACCACCTACCTAGCTCTGTGCTAAGTACGTGGTTAAGCGCTTGCATATCTCGCTCTTGCATATAATCTTTAATTGTTTTCATCTAAACACCGTCCATCCCTAGCCACTGCTGTAATGCAGGATTGCCATCATTGGCGGCGTCTGTTGCTTGTTTTGCTGCTCCAGCCAATTGAGGTGCTAATTGTGCAGCCTGAATCAATTGTTGTTGCTGTTCCTGTTCAGCTTGCGCCTGTGCTTGTTGTGCTAAGATTTCTTGATATTCGTCGTCAGAGCGAATAATCTTGGCTGGTACACCTAAGTTAACACCGTATGTATTAGCCGCTTCCTCAAAGTTAAACTTGTTAACGATGTTAGGATTAGCCTGCGCCAAAGACATGATGAACGCAAAATACTGTTCGATGTTTACCAATGAACTCATTTTTTGCGCCTGAGCAAGTGGCGAGATATATTCAATCTTTACCTCTTGGCCGTTTAACTGGTCTAAGAGTTCCTCATCCTCAACAGGGGGGAATACACCGGCACGATCTAACACCGCATACACACGCTCGATAATTGGATTCAAGAATTCAGATAGCAGCCGTTCAACCACAGGGCCTAATTGTTGGAGTTTTTCTTGAGTACGTTCCATAACTTCACGAGCCGTCATCTGGCCCTTGTCGATTTGGTCTAACATCAAAAATAAATCAGCACTATAGGCTCTCTTGATTGAATCCTCTGTAACTGCAATCTTATTCTGGATATCCTGTAAATTAGACTGCACAGCAAACATCGGTTCAACTTTATGTTGACCCTCAATCTCTGTAATGCCACCCGGATACAAGTTAACCGTACTAATGACATCAGATGGTGCTTGCATAGGAGGTTTAACGCCCAATTCAACGGCGGTCAGATAGTCAAATTCTAACTTCTGCAGCATTTGTGAATCTGGTTGAGCAAACCATGCGGCACCCTTACCGTAACCATTCAAGTCCATCGACGTATGTCGAGCAATGGGAATTGGCCATTCTTCAAAACCACCATGATACAACACTTCATCACTGTTACTGCCGTCAACCCAGTAAATGGAGGAATACGGCATATTGCGACGGCCTAACTTATCCTTACGGTCTTTGTTAGGCTCAACCAACCAATTGACAGTGAATGACTGTTGCAAGCTGTTGCCGTTGTCGTAAATATTCTTAACGTTATCTGGACAGTTATCATACCCAAACTGTTCGACAATCTGATCTACTGTCATTTTGTATTTACGACCAAAGATATTTACGATTTCCTTGCTGTTAGTACTAATAGCATAGGTACCTATCGGATACGATGTGAAACGAACACCAGATTCACTGTCAGCAAATATACCCATTGGAGCTTGCCCTATAGGTAATTCCATGTAAATTTGATGAACTACGCTGTAGAAATTGGATTTAGCAAGAACCGCGTACAAGATTTCCTCTCGTTCATCCAATAATTCCGCAACTTGGCTATTCGCTGCTACGTCGATATTTTCCATGGTTAGCTTAAACCATTTACGGCTCGGAGGCGTTAAGCCGCTCATAACACCACTGGCGAATATTTGGCAACTTTCCCAAGCTACAGGGTTTAGGATTTTACCATTGTAAGGTTCAGACTGGTCCTCTTCACCATCAAATTGACCAATAAACGGCAACTGATAGTCACGCAACTGCTTCCACTTATTAATGTATCGTTGCTGCGCATTAAATAGTTGAGAGAATTTCTTTCTCAACTTCGTATAATCACGCTTAACAGGCTTTACACCTTCCGTAGGTTGTCTAGCTAGTAAAGATTCCATTTCCGCCATGCTAGCCTCCTAAAATTGATTTTTGACCACTTCCTGTTGGTCCTAAAATAGTAGATTCAAAGCCACGTTTGAATTTGCGTTTAGTTTCTGCCATTTCCTCACCAGTCTGATTGCTCATATTCGCTTGAACAGTCGGAGCCGGAGCAGGTGGTGTGTAATTAGCTGAAGCTCCTTTCATACACATCTTTATCCCTCACTTTCTACAATTAAAAAGGATTGTAACTCGTATTAGCTACAATCCTGTTACCTGTTTCGCTTTTTTTAACGACCCGCGCAGCAAAGGTCAAGGCTAATGCATCGCCTTTATTTGGTGATGGCAACCCTCGGTCTTTCATATCTTTTTTACTTTCAAGCTGAATGCGGCCATTCTTATCGATAATTGCTTCAGGACCTACAATGTCATCATATAGGGCTTGGTCATTAGGCGGGATAGAACCACCCTCACGGAGCCATTCTTTCATTTGGCCCCACATATAGGCTCTCATATTAAGATATACAGGGTCATTACTTTTGCCGCCAAACTCAATCAATCGCCATTTGCGCCCTAATTGCTTACCGATAGAATATATCCCTGTACCATATCCCATATCGATGAATACGGCATCTGCTTTGTATTCGTCCTCGAACTGAGCAATCAGTTGAGCCATGCGCCAGTCATCGTCATTCTTAGGAATAGATGCAAGTGGCTTCATATAATAGCCTTGCCGCATTACTATTTCTAATGAATCGGAACCAGTCCACGCAGGATCTACACCAATGATTACCGGTAGATGTTCAAATTGTCCCGGCTTATAGACTTGCTTTTGCGCCTTATCCGCAATTTCCGTAGAGATAAACTGCAAATCTGATGCGGAAGGGAATACACCACGAACACGAATTTTTACAAAGTCAGAATCTTCACCGTAAGCATCAACCCATTGTTGCAATTGTGCTTTATTGGATATTTTCACTGTACGGCTATCAATTTGATACGTTTTCCAATATTCTCTATACTTTCTAAAACATTCACGGAACCGCCCACTATTTCGAGTAGGATTACCAAAGACACACCAAAGAATTTCTGTATTGGAATCCGTAAGGGCCCCTTCAGTAACTTCCCAAATCTTATCAGAAATAGCAGATGCTTCATCAAAGATAACCAATATCCGATTACCTTGATTATGAAGACCTGCGAATGCTTCCGGGTTTGAGTCGCTCCAAGGAATGGCATCAATACGCCAAGTTTTCTCATATTTTTTATCACTGCAAAATATTGCTGTTGCCGTGTAAGTAAATAGTTCTTTACCAACAAACATGTTGTACCACTTGCCAAGTTCCGCCCATGTTTTAGATCTCAACTGTGTATCGGTATTTGCCGTAACTACACCACGAGTATTTTCATGAGTAGCTATTGCAAATATAATAAGCCATGATACATCGGCAGATTTACCGATACCATGGCCAGATGCGTGAGCAGTACGAATTGCAGTCTGTAAAGACTTACCTTTCTTTAATTGTTCACCTAGATATTTTAAATGTTCTTGTTGCCATTCATCAGGCCCCTCCATATTCTCCAATGGCGTCCCGGGCTCTCCCCAAGGAAAGGCAAAGTACACAAACCCCAACGGATCATCAGCAAATGATGCAAGTGCGTCAATCAGCTGTGCTTTGTTGTACTTCATTAGATCTACTCCGTGCTTTTTTCATACGGTCAGAAATATCAATTTCTACTTCTGCAGATAATTTCACCTTATCAGTAAATAACATATGCCGTTTACCTAACAGTTCAGCTGCTTTCGTTTTATCGGCAACAGATACATCTAAACCAAACGCATCTTTTTCTTCGCCACGCACAACCCTAGTCAAGTATTCCAACACTTCATCAGCCGTTGCGATTGTGTCTTTGCTGCGTTCGTTCATGACTGCATCTATATATTGGCGCACGTTTACTTTTGTCAACAACTGACTAGCTTTACTTCTTGCCGTCTTTTCTGAATATCCAGCCGTAATTGCACTCTGTGTTCCGTTGGTGGTCTTAACGTATTCATCAGCGAATATGCGTTCTTTCTTAGTTAGTTTTTGTGCTAATTCTTCTATATTCGTCAATGTTACTCACCACCTTTATATGTCTTAACTAAAAATAGCAACACCTCATGTTGTTTGGTGCTGCTATACTCACTTTCTTTTTTATAGAGTTTTCCTTGTTTAAAGGTCTTACCCTTTTTGTACTTTTCAGGGAATGTTAGTTTATATTCCTCTTCCGTGTACATTCGACTGACTATGTATACCTTACAAGGCTTATCATATTTACTCCATGATTGCCTTGTATCTACAACGTACCGCCTACCATTCATCCGTAATGCGGTTAATAGTTTTCTTATTGTTGGTTGGTAATTCACATCCAACACCACACTATGGCCATTGCAATTAATATCGCACACATAATAGCTAAATAATCAATGATAGTCAGTAAGCTATCTCCACGATGCTCATAAGCATATTTTGCCTTAGCTTGTAGGTCTTTATTCTTCAAGTCCTTGGCTGCTTGCTTGAATAGTTTTCTATCCGCAATGAATTGTTTAATTGCTTTAATCATTTCAGTACTTCGCCACCTTTCCTTTTTAACTTGCCATGTGATCTAACACATAAGCCACATTTATTTTTGCTTGCACTACTATGTGTAATATATGTTTGACACCTGCCGTTGTATTCGATTGTTTTGGCAGTACATATGCCATGTTTGTCATTGTTTAGACAATGTTTTCTATCGCAATGTATCTGTGTCATTCTTATACCCCTTTGATAGATTTATGCAAAAAAATGAGATATATCCACGTAGATATACCCCATTATGTGATAGTTTTATTCATTTTTATTGTGTTGATTATTCAAAACCGAAGTTATACCATTGAACTCTTGTCAATGTAACACATAGGAATTAGCGTTCCTTCTAAAACTCTATATCGTGTTAAGTACCTAGGAAACAAATATAACTCCAGTTTTCAATGATCATTACACACTCAATACCAACAACTAACCACGATGATCGTAATTGTGTTAGGTTAAGTAACAACAGAATATATGACTAAATTTGGAGGCCCAGTTAGTTGTCAGTATTCAGCATGTAAAAACCAATTAGGGTAGGTTCGTATTTAAAATCTATAAGCTATGTTGAAAATATTCGACCTACCCATATCAGTTTTGCAGTAAAGTTTTACAAATTTTGTCTTAACACATATTTCTGAAATTAGAAAAAAGTATTATGTTTCACTCACTAATCAAATATGGTTGCGCTGCTACTCTGTGTCCATCGATGACTTGTCCTATACCACATTTCGCCCATATACAACAAAGGCACGCTCTTATATGGGCGTGCTTGTTGTATTTGATCCTAAGGAAAGAGTGAGTAAAGTCGCTTAGTGGCAACTTCTACATATATATTATACCTAATAGCAAACTATAGGTATACGGACAAGAACGGACATTTACGGACATTACTGGACAAGTTTTCGCCCAAATTCCAATAATGCTTTTTGCTTGTATCTCTTAGCTTGTTTAGTTGAGTAGCACCCAATCATTTTATATGCATCTTCCGTTGTATTGTTTAGCACAAATTCATAACGTAAGATGATTGCCCCTAGCTTTTCATCTAAGCTATCAATCTTAGTAATCGCATCGCATTTCAGTTTAGACAACTCATCAATACGCTTATCACGTTCTGCGACTGTATCAAGAAATCTAGCTACACTACCCTCTAACCCTTGCGGAGTTCCACCGCCTGTTACTCTATCCTTACTATAATCAATAGCACCTATAGATGTAAGGTTCGCTCTTAATTGATTGATTTCTTCCTTGATAGATGCAATCTGTACATCAATTAATTTAACAGGTTGTAGGTACTCAACCGCAATTTCTATTAGTTTTTTTTCATCATATTCTCCCAAACACTTCACCTCACATATACATAGACACAATCAAGCATGTTATAGTTATAAACAAAACAAACTCAAGTAAACACTCATACCCATATTTATCACATATTCTAAATCCCCATATAGCGGATAATACATACATAAGTATTTTCACGATTATAAAATCCATGTATTTATACCTCTGCTATTTTCGCCTTTCCCCAAGAAAACGTATCATTAGCATTATTATTAGTCCAAGATGTTGTACCGCTCAACCAAGCATATACTCTTCCATTTTTATAAAACGCAAAATGTCGTTTTTCCCAATCATCACCATCACTCTGTTTTACCAGTATAGGTGTATCAACTGGTACTTTATCCCAATCAATAATACATAACTCTTCTGCAATGCTTATACACTCATTTTGTTTTAACTCAGAAAATATCGTCTTAATAGCAGTTATACCAATCGCCGTTTCACAACTACTTATTCTGATTTCGTCTACATCATCAAACATGGATGGCTTTTCATTTGTTAAATATAAATTATCGTAATTATCCATTACCAAATACCGCCACCCATCATCATATAGCTTTTGAAGTAACCACTCTCTACCTTGTTTATCTGTGATCATACTCTTTCCCCTTTCCTTATTGTTAAACAAACTTTTCGCATGCCGTGTTACATTCTCTAATTCTTCATTTGTTGGATTTTCAACATCCCATAAAATCCACTTAAATCTAACAAGTTTCTCTTTATGTTTATAGCAAAATGTACATTGCATTCCATAGGCTACTATATTTGGTATGCATTTACACCCATCTACTTTTATTGCATACCTACTACAATTTGTAACACTTCTATACTTAGTCACTCACCCATTCTCCTTTATCCTCATTCCAAACAAACATCACTTCTTCTTCTAGGTAAAAGTTATCATCTTCATCAAAGCCATAGATTTTATCATACTCAACAGTTTTACCTATATAGAACACAGTTTCTTCGCTCTCAAATGCAAGCTGGCATAAGAAATCAAATGCAGCTTGATAGCTTTGAGGCGCAATGTAGAAATCAGAATGTTCTACATATCCGCTATAATTTAACATTTCCATTGGTGTTACCCCATTGATAACGAATTGTATATTTGATGTTTGATTTTAAGTCTTATTTTATCAACAAAAAAGTCCAACCTCATACAATGTTCAATCTCAAATATTGTTGATAATTCTGTAATAGTAACATTTGATAACTTATATATAATTTTTATGCTACCATCCTCTCTTTCAACCTCAGGTTTATAGATTGCATCGCCAATAACGATTGTTAAAGCACTAGATAACAACTCTAAATTAATCATACACACCGCCATATTGTTTATCGATTTCATATCTATATTGTGATATAACTTGTTTCTTTATATCCAACGCAAGCTGCTCTAACGTAAGATTTAAATATTCTAATTTAATCAATGGTAATTCTATACCTATATTGATATCACCATATTTATAGATAATACTAAATCTATCAAAATCATATGTAACTTTAGGTTCTAGCAACTCATCGTTATAAACAAAGGTCAACGCACGTTGCAATGTGTAAATCGTATCTTCCATACCAATTCTTTTTATATCGTTATAAATCCTCATGCTCACCTCTTATAACCCTATTTCTTCACATTTAAGACCTTTGGCTACAACACGATCTATAAATTTAATCATCTTGCCATATTCTTTTTGCGTAATAAAACCATCATTATATGCCTTATCTATAAATTGCTTATGTTTTGTAAGCATCTGAAAGTCAACGCAACTATATGCCATTTTCTTTAGTTTTAAATAATAAGACCGCATACTCACCTCTTATGATAGGGCGGATATTTCACCGCCCATATCCTAATCATCAACCAATATTAAATAATATGTATTTAAACATGATAAGTGTCATTCCAATTAATAACGTAAAAATCCAAACGATCATACATATCAACAATGCATTGAAAAAACCATCTTTCTTACACATTATTTGCCACCCATATCCTCTATAATCTTTCACCAATCAAAATTACATCATCACATTCTTTTTCAATCGCAACACACATTACATCAACAATATCATTATTTGCCGTTAGCAATTTAACATCACTTTCTCCAAATTGATGTTCATCAATCAGATCGATTAATTCATTCCATGTCATTTTATTACCCTCCAATAATTAACCAATACAATATAAAAGCTATACTAAAAGCCACAAATACTATTAATACGATTAAATAAATTAATGCTCCTATATGTGCTGAAGCATGTATTTTTTGTTTTCTTTTATGTTCACGTCCCAATTCCAATAACTCCTCAATAGAGATATTGCACGTACGCTTTTCTTTTGGGTTATACATTGTTTGCTAAACACCACTTATTAACGCTTGTTTAATCATTTGCCAGTACTACCATAACCGCCAGCGCCTCTTTCTGTTGCGGTTAATTCGTCTACTTCTACCACATCAACCATTGCTACTGGTACGATAATTAGTTGTGCGATGCGATCACCTCTAAATATTGTGTAGTCATTGCACGATACATTTTCATATGCAATACTCAATTCACCTCTATAGTCAGCATCAATAATACCTACACTATTTGCACATCTTAGAGGTGTTTTACTCATGCTACTTCTCGGCACAAGTAACCCCATACAACCTTTTGGAATTTCAACTGCTACTCCTAAAGGTACTTTCTGTTGACTATCCGCAGGTACTTTGATGTGAAATGGGCAATACAGGTCTAACCCAGCTGCATCTTCACTACCTCTTGTTGGAAGTTGTGCGTATTCATTAACCAATTTCACTTTCATTTGTTTCATTACGTTCCTCGCTCCATTCACTTTCTCTATATATGTGGAAGAAATCATCTGCTTTCATTACTACTAACCACGGCTTGTTGCTTTTCTTCCAAGCCACTATAGGTATATCACCACTTTTTTTTGCATCGTGTTCCGCTTGCTCATATGCTTTACGGACATTCAAGTTTTCAACGAATTTGACTTCTTGATGTATGTTAGGTAGTCCTACACAGTCCGATGCATCACCTGTATTGCCGCAATATTGTGCAGTTCTACGTACTTTATCGAACCCATTGGCACGGCATACATCACGCCACATTCGTTCACCCCTTGCTCCTTTTTGTTTACTGTTTATTGACAATGATCATCACACCTCACTTGCAAATTCCATTAAGTTTGTTTGTATTTTTACATCACTCAACATTTCCTCTTTGGCTTTTGCGTACATTCTTCTGTCAATTTCAAAACCATATGCACTTCTGCCTAGTTCCATAGCCGCTCTTAACGTGCTGCCACTACCAGCTACTGGGTCAATTACTACATCACCCTCATCAGTAAATATTTCTATCAACTTTTTCAATACGCTTACTGGTTTTTGTGTTGGATGAATGCTAGGAACGATATTTTTGTTATCACGTTTCCATTCAAAGTGATCAAATATCATTTTTTTGTTGTTATTAAACTTAGGAAGTTTTTCACGGTATAAAACTAGCGCATATTCAGTCGCACCAACAATACGCATATTTGCTTTTAAAACTTGCGCACTATAATTTTTGTTAAACGTGATAGGAATATAATTCTTAAACCCATGTTTTTTTGCATATTCAATTACCATTGGTTGTTGCTGATAGCTACAAAAAACTATCATGCATGGTGCTTGACCTTTTTCTTTAGGCTCTTTTTTTAACAACCGATTACAGAAATGAAAATACTCTGCAATGTTAAAGTTGTAATCAGAATTAAAGAATGCTTTACCAGCCTTTTTACTTTCTCCATTCTTGTTATCACCGTCTACATACCACATAGGATTACTTGCATATGCATTATTCCCCAAGTTGTACGGAATATCGGCAATTACTAATTGTGCCTTTGGTATTCCATATCGCTTAAAATTTTGAAAGTTATCATTAAACAACTCGATCTTCATCATTCACCACTCTTAATATTTTCAACATCGCTTTATTTACTTTCTTTCAATCTGAAACTTTCCGTAATAGGAACACCTGCCTCTGTTGGAATGTAGATAATTTGGTCTTTGCTATCTTTCAAAGTATCTACCCACAACCAATGAATGTATGCCTCATTACCTTTCAATGATTGACCGATAATTTGATTGGCTTTTGCAGTACCCTCTGCACGTTTTACTTCCGCTTGTGCTAGGCTTTCAGCACTATCTAATTTTGCCTTAGCCTCTAATACTGCAACTTGTCTGTTCTGTTCTGCTCTAGCAAGTTCTGCCTCGCCAGCCTTTTGTTGCTGCCAAACCATATACATCGGAACACCAAACGCAAAACTCCAAACTACCGCACCAATCACAACTACTACCAATAAAGCTGATACAATCTTATTCATATTTTTACTCCTTTACATAATCTTCAATACTATAGGTTTCTGTTTCTTCCACAACATGCACGGTATTTTTGTAGCCATGTCGGCTTTCCCATTCCCTAAACACTTTTGTTAATTCTTCGCTTAACTCTTGAATATGCTCATCTTTAACATTACTCAAATAGTCCTCTGAGTGATCATAAATTTCATCTGGCATATAGTTAATTACATGTTCAATTACATGTTCGCCATCTACATCTGGTATGAAATAAGCGGGGTGTCCGATTTCAACTGCATTATCTAATAATTGACTTCGTTCTAGGCTGCTATATCCGTCATACCCATTACAATCCATATAGTCATAAATAGCATCTTCAATACTATCTTGTGGTTCACCAGCGTATTCATCCTCACACCAACAATATTTTGTTTCATCTTTTACTAGCATTGTTACTCACTCCTCGCAATCTTCACATTCGATAACGCAATTAACAGGAGATACGGCAACGAATTTTCCAAATTTGTCTGTAAAAGTAATTAACTTCTTATAGCCATCATTCACATTTTCAATATCGTTTTGAAACATTTCTTTATTTTTATATGTTTCTGTTTTATATGTAGCAGTTCCACAACTCGCCACAACTAATAATTTAACCATCTTTATCACTCCTTAAAACGGAACATTTTCATCGTTGCCTTTATCATCTGCAAAACTATCAAAATTGCTTGGTGCGTTATCATCATTCATCAATGATGTTCCTACAAAGCCAGCCACCACTTCTGTTACATATCGTTTTTGACCATCTTGTGTTTCATAAGAACGTGTTTGAATACGCCCCTCTACGAATAAGCGGTTTCCTTTTCGGTAATTTCCTACTGCTTCGCCTAGTTTTCCCCAAGCCACACAGTTGATGAAAGCAGTTTGTTCTTTCGTCTCATTTGTTGTGGAGTCAATATAGGTGTTAGTTGCTGCTACCGTAAAAGTGGCCACCGCTCGACCACTTTGGGTATAACGCACTTCTGGATTACGTGCTAAATTTCCTAAAATCTGTACTGTATTCATTCAATTCTCCTTAGTAGTAATACATTCCATTCAATGATGCCTCTGTATCATCAATGTACACATCATAATCTTCGTGAATGTGGCAATCGACTGTTGCCTCGTTTCTCATAATTTCAAGTAGGTTATCAATCTTTACCCTTGCTTGTTCCTCGCTAGTTGCTAGTACTGTAAAGCTAACATTGAACGATACATTACAACTCACTTCAAATTCCTTTGGCTTTTGTTTCATCTATCCCCCTATTGCTTGTTTCAACAATTCTTTTCCCTCGTCAGATATTTCACTTTCCTCGATTTTTTTTGCAACATCAACTGGTGCTTTGGCCACTTCTACCAAGTTACCAGTAGCAGTCATTTCGATTTTCTTTTGCCCAGCGTTTAGTAACGCTCGTTCCTTTTCTGCTTTTTCCCTTGCCTTTAACAACAAGTGATTATCCTTAATTGAGTTAGACAATCTCAATCGTTCACGTTCCCTTATTTCTTGCGACTCATAGTTCCTCACGAACTGCGAACGGCAAGACATCTCGTTGAAGTTATCTCCGTTTTGAGGGTCAAACGATTTCCAAATTGCTTTGGCACATTGTTTTGTTAAACCCTCTAACTTGTCTAACCCCTTTTCGTAGCCATATGATCTAGCTACTTGATACACCCTTTCCCATGCATCTTGTGCAGTAGGTAGTTCCTCATGTGCATTTACAAAGGCACTTAATGCGGAACACTCCTCTCTGATTTCTGCAATCGTTGGTAAGAATTTACATCTATCGATTAAATTATTCACCGCTTGTTCTAACGTAACTGGGTTAATATCTGATAGCTTATAAACATATAATTTCATGCGTTCCTTTGGCATATCAGTACTGTACGCTAGCTGTAACATCGATAGTGCTTTCACTATCTGTTGCTGATTGTTCATTTGCACCCCCAAACTCTTGCATTAAATCATTAACAACATCAATGGCTTGTTGTTTCTTACTTACTTTTACATTTCTGTATTCGCTACGTTCCCAAGTTCTAACCGCTGCTTTCCAATCTTTCATGGAGTTTTTACCAACTTTCCAACCATTACTTTCGTAATAGTCATAAAATTGTGCAGCGTTTATATGGTTATTACGTTCAATGCAGTACTGTTCGATTTCAGATAGAGTAGGTTTTTCAAAACGCTTGCGTTTTGTTGTAGTGCTTTTTGCACTACTATCTAACTCTAACTCTTTCTCTATCTCTAACTCTTTCTCTATCTCTCCGTTACACAAATGTTTCACTTTCGTTACATCGGTGTTACATTGTAACGCTTTTTGCTTTTCTCTATACTTGCGAACCCTACTAGCTACTGCGGTTTCACATCCTGTACTATCTTTTGTATCAGGCAAGTAGTATTCCTCATCAGAACACATTTCAAGCAGTCCGCTTTTAAGTAAGTATTGTACAGTGATTTGCACATTCTCTTCTTTTTCATCAAGATCTAATGCGAGTTCTGATGCAAAATCATCTTCAAGTCCATCAAAGTAAAGTTTTCCATCACTCATGATTGAACGTAATAACATTTTGAGATAGATAATTGTATAGGTATCACCACCTGCAATCTTTCTCAATCGTTTGATTTCTTTCCTTTGGAAGAAGTCTTTGTGCAACTTCAACCAAAAGTATCGTTTTGGTTCGCTCATATGCTAACCATTACTTTTACCAACGTTGGCATATTTAACATTTGGTTGCGTTTGATTAATTACATCTAATACATCCTCTAGTTCTGTAATTTCTTTTGCATTTACTTTATATTCACCTTGTGTTTGTTCTAATTTCTCAATGCGTTTCTTAACATATAGTTCAACAACATCAATTCTTTTCATACTAATCTAACCTCTTTCCTAAAAATCAACGTCAATAACTGCGAGTTCCTTTGTTTTATCTTGTCCGTTTTTAACAATCAAAACTTCGATTTTCGAAAAAACATTATCATAGTTATCAACAATAACGACTTCATTGTTTTCATTAACTCGTCTTAATTTATTGATTAAGTCTTTAACTAACATAAATTTCTATTCCTCTTTTCTAACTTACGTTGTGTTTCCTTTGCAAATACTCCATGTGCTAAGTTCTCATGGCAATATCTACACAAACACGCTAGGTTGTTTAGTTCGCTTGTACCACCTCTACCTCTAGGCAATATGTGATGCACCTCGGTAGCAGGTGCGCCACATATTACACAACAAGGATAGCCGTCTACACTATCTCGTTCGATAGCTTGTGGTCTTGTTGTTTTATAGAGTTTATCGTCATTCCTTTTTCGCTTGTTCACTATCCCACCCCTCTATGAGTGATTGAATGTATTCACTAGGCTCTAATTTGATACCCAGTTGTTCACATTCATCTGTTAGACAATCAATAAGCCTTGCCATTTCTTTTGTGTTATATACGCTGCTTCCGTGATAACACATTACATTGTGATAACCTTTTAGATTTTTACATTCGCCAGCATCTTCGGCTATCCATCCTAGTCCGTGTCCTTGCCATATTTGGATATAGCGTTCGACTGCATCTTCTCTTACTGGTACATATGAGAAATGTCCACAATCTTTTATTGCCTTGCGGTATACATCCTCTTTAGACATATACGAATGATTACTCATTACTTCCGCTATTTTTTGACACAGAACCCAGCAATAAGCATTAGCGTTCATACTGCGTGATTTTGATTTCTTTTTAATCTCAATCACGTATTCTTTGTCTTTGTCTAATTTCGCTAGATCATTGTCATGTGGTGCAGGTATTACCACCATTACACCTAGCGGACTTCTTAGTGTTTCGATGTTATTTGTTGTCCATTTCATAATGACATCAACCAAGATTTAACTTGTTTTAGTTCTGTTAGATCTAACAGTTTTGAAGATGATTTATTGAAAGTTGTTTTTATGTAAGATGCTATTGTTTCATTTGGAATACCTTTTACTTTTACAAGTTCTGTTACCTCATGTAGTATTTGTTTGGTTAATTCCGTTTCATTATTACTTTGTGCATCATCATCTTCATCCCAAGCCACACCAAGAATAGAGGATAAGGAATATCTTCGTGCATACGTTACAACGCTCCCCACGCCCTGTGGGTCTTTCTTCATCAATGGTAATGTGAATGGGTCGCTTTCAAACCACTCACCGCTAGTGTGTAATAGAACAGTAACAACAGTTACTTCTTCTTTTGATGTTGATGGCACTTGCAAGAATGATAAACCATTTTCTGAAAGTACTGGTCTTACTGTTTGTAGCAAACTATCAAGCGTTACATACTTTGCTTTTAAAAATGCATTTTCTTTTGTACGCTCTGGGTCAGATACTTCCGATTGAAATTTAGCTAATGCCTTTGCTATCTCTGTTATTGTTTCGCTTTTATTCATTAAATTTCACTCCACTCCACACCTAATTTAATCAACAAATCATTGATTGCTTTTCGTTGTCTTGCGTTAATATTTTTAACAACATATGTTACTGTTGCCACTTCCTCTACAACTGGTGTAGGTTCTAATGTTTCATCTTGCTCCACAACTTGTACTACTGGTTCTTGCGGTTCTTTTGCTTTAAGTTCAATCTCTAAACGCTTTTCAAACTCTTCAGCAATAACACTATCAAGTTCACCAAATGGAACGTTACCAACACGATGTTGAATTTCTTCATATTGAATTGGTGTATCTAATGCATAGTTTTGATTAAATAAGTCAATTTTCATCTTAATCATTTCGACTTTTTCAGCCTGCATACGTTTTAGATCATCATCATTTTGTTGTTGTTCTAATACACCTTTCAGCATTTCTTCAACAGATAGTGCAACATCGGACATTTTAGCGGTTTTGTTTTCCCACCATTTAGGGTTTGGCGTTACTCGATTTTTATATTCTTCTCTAATGCCTAATGATTGTGCTTTATCTTCAACCATCTTTAATACTGTTTCTTTACGTTTCAGCATCTCTTGTTGTTCAAATTCACCAATTTGATTTGCGATAGGGTTTTCCACTCGACTTACAACTGCAAGCACTTGTTCTAACTCTGCGGTGAATGTATTGTATGGAATTTTCAACTCACGTTTTTTATCAGCACCAAATCGTGTTAACTTAGTACGGATAGAAACAATCTCTTTCAATACAGATTTCATTTCTTTTAGGTTATCTTCTGTAACCACTAAGCCGTTATACTTTTCTAGTTTTTCTTCAAGGTACTTCGCAAGTTCTGCGTTATTCCATGTCATAGTTAAATTGCTATCAATCACTTGTGGCTCGATAGCTGGTTGTACAATTACATCAACTGTTTCCATTTATTTCTCATTACTTTTTAAAATTTGAATGATGTCATAAAATGGATCACTAGAGTCTATATCTTTATAACGTTTGTCAAAGATAATTTGTTTTTGATATGTTTGCATGGTTCCGATGCAAACTTGAAGATATAAAACTTTGTTATTGTCTGATATATTTTCTTTAACAAATCCAATTGTTGCACCAAGAAGTACTGCTAATACTTCTTCATTATTTTCAAAACTGTCTTTGTTATAGCTAATACCTATCTTTTTATCTGGATTAGCTTCATCTATTAAGATTTCAATGCGTTTCATTTCTCCTCCATGGTATAATTACCTTAGGTATAATTTGCCTACGCCCGCTAGTCTTTCCAATTGCTATTAGCGGGCGTTTTCTTTTTCATATACATCGGCGCACACCCAAACAAGTCCGCCTGTAATGATTTGTAATAAGAATTGAACAAACCCAATTTTATCGATTTCTAGGCTTCCCATGGATCCAATAATCCATATGAACGCCGCCCATTTTAAAGCAGTAATTATCATAACTTCAACTCCCCTCCTACCATAACCAGTAAATCACTGGTTATTTTTCTTATGTTCATTCTTAATTTTTCGTTTTCTTTTAGCAGTTCATCACGTTCCTTTTCTAACTTCCTGTATTGTAGTGGACTGTATTCATCTACAATCCCTACAAGCGCTTCAATTTCTTTTCTATTAAAGCGGACGCCCGGAAGACCTTTAACTTCACGTAGGATGCCACGTTCCCTAAGATTGTTGACGCTGCTTTCACTACATTGGAGTAATTCTGCAACATCTTTTATCGTATAAACAAGTGGGCACATTGCTATTCTTCATCCACATAAATAACACGTGCACCTTTGACTGGAGTACTGCTATTATCTATTTCATTAAGAACTGTACAAGAACTATAGATGGCTAAATCAAAACTAGAGCCAGTTAACGTCATTTGTTTTTTTAATGCTTGTGTAATTGCTTTAACATGTGGTAAAAGAGCATCTTCAAAGTCGAATGGCGCTTCTTCAACTGGAGCATTCACTTCTTTTAAATCCGGATATTTTTCATCCAGTACTTCATACTGTTTAATTAATTCAGTAAGTCCCTGTGGTGTAGATCTTGTTTCCATAATGTACAAGATGTACTTTTTTAAACGTTTTTTAATTTCTCGCATAATGTGCCTCCATTCTTGCCATTCTATCTGCTGTACGACATTCTTTGATTTTGCCGTGGATAGCGATTCTGCATAACTTACTTACATGTCGTTTAGCAAAGTATTCCCTAATAATCTTTCTCCAATATTGTGCATACTCAGCGTTACGACCTGCCCAACCGAATACAATTGATGTGTTTCCATAGACCTTGTTAGCTACTAACAGGTCTTTTTTATTTTGTACTAGCATGTTTCATCTCCTTTATATTACTTTTTTAATATTATTGATGTGATTTTAAATCACTATACTTTTTAAAAAAAATAGACTTAACCTCAAGGTTTGATAAATGTAAGATTTCTGTTAATTTTGCAATTTCAGATGCCGTAAATTCGGTTACTCCATTGATTTTATTGTATAGCGTGTATCTCGTAATATTAAGCTGATTTGCTATCCACGAAATACGAAATCCTTTTTCAATAATCACGTCTTTTAAACTTTTCATCTATTCACCCCCTTTTGTAACGTGATTTTTAATCACATTTATAATATACCCTAAGAGTGATTATGTGTCAACAATAAATTACAAAAATGTTGATTTTTTTTCACATATATAATATATTTACTTTGTAAGGGGCATTAAAAAGAAAGGTAAAACCCATGAAACTATATGCCAATATCAAAGCTTTACGAGAAAAATTAGAACTATCACAAGAAGAATTAGCTCGTCAAGTAGGATATAAAGATAGAACAAGCATTGCTAAAATTGAAGCTGGGAAAATTGATATACCACAATCTAAAATTTATGCATTTGCAAAAGCCTTGCATGTTTCTCCAGAAGAGTTAATGGGCTTAAATAATGATTCATATTATATAGATCCTGAAGTAGCGGAATACGCCAATAAATTAAAGGATAATCCAGATATGCGATTGTTGTTTGATGCAGCTGAAGACATGTCAAAAGATGATATTGATTTTGTAGTTAATTTAATTGAGGGATTAAAGAAACGTGAGGGAAAGTAGAATGAAGAAGTTATTAATATTAATCTGTATATTATTTATTCCTTTATCATGCAATGCAATTTCTTTAAATGAATTGCGTAACAATCCAAATCAATACACATTAGTGTATTCTGACCAAATGCATGAAGCGTATGTTGATAATTCAACGATTGTTGTATCAAGATATAATCCGCCATATTATGCTATTAACGCTACTGTATATTCTATATGGTACGATGAAAACAATATTGTAGAAGCGAATCAGACTTCTTTTTTTAATTATGATAGAAGTTTAAAAATGTTAGCACTAAAATTTGGAGAAGTTAATGATTTAGCAAGAGAATTTACAAATGATAATGGGGTAAAGTTTAAAATAAATACTTTAATTCGGTATGATTTAAATGGAAATAAAATTTCCTCTATATCTTCTTTCCCATTTGGGAAATCTCCTTCTGGTAAAGCTCCTGTATATTCTCCGAGTTACGAAGTTGCAATGTATATATTTCATAAATCATATAATATGTATTTTAACGAACCTTTATCTAATTAATTCTATCAGGGGAGAGTGTTGTTATGTCTATTAACTTGATCTATACGCAATTAAAGAAAACACAAACAGCAGTAGTGCGTCTTAATGAAGATGGCAGTCATTCAATACTGGTTAATTTAAATAAGCCATTAGATGCTCAACGAGTTAGTGTACTACACGAATTAGGACATATTAAACACGATGACTTTCATTCTAAGGAACATATCAATTTAATAGAACGGATCGCTCATGATAGAGAATTAGATGAAGATATAGATGAGGAATTCTTTTATCACGTGGTTAATAGCAAGGACGTGTAACTATGCAATGCAATATGACGGTTCGCAAAAAAGATGGCAATTACCAAATAATTGTCAGCTATAAAGACGGTATAAAATGGAGGCAAAAATCCAAACAGGGTTTTGCTACTCAAAGAGAAGCAAAACTTTATGGGCAAAAAATTATTGAGGAATTAAAAAAGACTGTCACCAATCCGCTTGATGACAGTCTAAAAGATATAACACTTATTCAGTTTTATCAGATTTACATTCGGGAAAAGATTAATATATCCGCCAATTCAGTACTGATCTACAATAATATCATGGAGAAATATTGTGAGCCCTTACATGACAGAAGAATGTGTGATATTACCCATTCCGATATTTTTACATTGATTTCTAATTTGTCAAAATCAGCGGCAAGTAAAAATTTGTGTATTGTATTACTACGTACCGTTTTTAATTATGCTATCAATCCATATCGGTTAATTCGTAATAATCCATGTGCCGCCATTAAGAGATATCGTAAACAAAGTACACGATCAATCACAACAATTCCAATAGAAGATATGGACATGCTTTTACATAATATTGAACATAGTCACCCAACGTATTATTTGTTATGCAATATAGCAAGATATACAGGCGCGAGATATGGTGAGATTATAGCATTACAATGGTCTGATATAGACTTTGACAATAATACTATATCGATTTCTAAGCAATGGGCACAATGTGAACGTAATAAATATAGCTTTAAATTACCAAAAAGTAAAAATAGTATTCGTATGATTCCTATTCCGCCTATACTTTCTAATTTATTAAAACAGCATCAATGTAACGGATCGGATAGATTATTTCCATTTCGCACTAGTCGAAGCAGTCAATTAAATGAACTGATTCAACGGTTCCTTCCCGGAAAATCAATCCATATGTTTAGACATACATACGCTACTACATTATTAGGTAATAATGTAGACATACAGACTGTTGCCAGTTTACTTGGAGATAATATAAATACAGTTATTAAAACATATATCCATTTTTCAGATGAAATGAGAAAAAATGCTGCGGATAACGTGGCAAATATTTTTGGTTAATTATTTTTGACGATTATATGACGAAAATCTATAGAGCCCTATTTATCAATGTATTCTATAGCTTTATTTTATAATATATGTATTATACCATTAAAAGAGACTAAATATAATAGAAATAATAGCACCCACTAAAATAACAACAGTTGCGACAGTGAGAATGATGCTGCCAAAGAATACAACAGCAGCCAAAATAATCCCTAAAACAATGAACAATATAATTCGACTAAGCCAGCTTGTACTATTAAAGCTATACACCTTAACTTTCGGTTCGTATTGATTATGTTCATTGTAATATTGTTGCTCTTCATTTATATTGGTTGGCGTTGAATCTACATGAACGGAATCGCCTACTTCTTCAATAGTTACACCATCAAATTCTCGTCGCTCATCATCGGATAATACGCGCGTATTAGGTGCAGCAGAATAAGTATTGTTACTATAAGTATCACCTGATTGACCATTTCTATATGTATTTTGATTATTGTTTATATTATGTTGATCATTCATATGTATTTCCTTTATATGACCAAATACTAATTGATTTTATACAATTTATTATATCATATTTTAGTATCATAATGGCAAATAGAAATCCCTTCAGATATAAACTCATATATCTGAAGGGATTCTTTTTTTATATTGCTTAATGCTAATATATGCTAACACTCATA